ACTAGCTGCTGGTCCCCAGTTCACTGGTACAGTTCGTGAGTGGTACGAGACATTGACCGAGACAATCATCGACGTTGCTAACCAGATCCACCGTAAGACTTTACGCGGTTCTGCTAACTTCATCGTTGTCGGTCCAGATGTTGCTACTATTCTTGAGTCATCTGTCATGTACAAGCCTAATTACAAGCTTGACGGACAGGGCCAAGTTGGTTCATCATTCTCAATCGGTGCCGAGAAGGTTGGCGCTCTTTCTAACAGATTCACTGTTTACAAAGATCCATACTTCCCACGCAACAAGATTCTTGTTGGCTTCAAGGGTGGTTCATACCTTGAGACTGGTTACGTTTACGCTCCGTACGTACCGCTCATCGTCACACCGACCATCTTCCAGCCAGATGATTTCACACCTCGTAAGGGTGTAATGACTCGCTACGGCAAGAAAATGGTTCGTTCCGACTTTTATGGAACCGTCACCGTACTTGACATGAACATAATTTAATGTGAATGTAATCTAACTTTTAGTTAGGTCACATAATATTCTAGGGAGCTACCTTCACAGGTAGCTCCCTTTTTTTATTTCAAAAATAAACTAATTAACATATATATCATAAAAGGGTATAATAACAGTATGATATGTGAAATATGTAACTATGAATCAACCGGAAAAGATTTTTCAAACCACTTGCAACGTGAACACAAGTTAAAATCAAAAGAATATACTGAAAAGTACATCTATAAAAAGCAGCCAATGTGTGAACATTGTGGAAATGAAACAAGATATGTGGCATACAAGTTCAAAAGATTCTGTAAAGATTGCTCAAAAATAGCATCTTCAATAGCAGGAAAAGAAGGTGGTAAGGCTACAGCTTGGAATAAAGGTCTTACAAAAGAAACAGATGCTAGAGTTAAAAAGCTTGCAGAGCATAATACAGGTGAAGGTAATCCATTTTATGGAAAGCGCCACACATTATGCTCACGCCAGCAAATGAGTAAGACAAAAACTCTTGATAGGATAAAGTTTCAGCAACGAATAAACGAGAGAGCGAATGATTTTGAACTACTCACAAGTTTTGATGATTATTTTTCAAGACAAGGGCAGTATCTAGAATTTAAGTGTAAAAAATGTGAAACAAAATCTAAAAAAACTCTTCAAACGTTTGAAAGGGGATCATTATGCCAAGTATGTTTTCCAAACAATATATCAAAATTTGAGAATGAAATCGCAGCTTTTATTGAAAGTGAAAATGTAGAATACGATACAAAAGTCAGATATGCTATTTCACCAAAAGAATTAGATGTCTATGTACCAACAAAGCATGTTGCTATTGAAGCCAATGGATTATATTGGCATTCTGACAATAATAGAATAGAAGAGTATGACAAAAGAAAACATATAAATAAAACAAAACTCTGTCTTGAAAATGACATATCACTAATCCACATATTCAGCGATGAATGGTATAATAAAAAAGACATTTGTAAGTCATTAATATCGTACAGAATAGGTACAACAAAAAACAGAATATTCGCAAGAAAATGTAAGATATCAAAAATAACAAAACAAGAGGAAAAAGAATTCTTTGAGAAAAACCACATATCAGGATTCACACCGTCGAAAGAATGCTTTGCATTAAAATATAAAGATGAAATAGTATCCACACTTTCAGTACGCTCTCCACGACAACAAAAATATAAGAGTATGCTTGAAATAGCTAGATTTGCTACGCTGAGAGATACAGCTGTAGTAGGAGGACTAAGCAGATTATTCTCTTATGCAGAATGCTTTGCAATAGAAAATAATTACTCTGGGATTATAACATATGCAGACAGGCGATTTGGTGAAGGTAAAGGATACGAAAAAATAGGATTAACGTACGAAGGATCAACAGGCATAGACTACTGGTATACTGACGGAAAAGTTAGAATAAATCGTTTTATTATGCGAACAACAAAAAATGAAACTGAGAAACAAAAAGCTTACAAAAATAATTTAATGAAGATCCACGGCTGTGGTAGTAACATTTTCATCAAATATTTCTAAACTATTCAATAAATTATAATATAATATCAAAAAAGGATATTAAATGATACTATCACCCACTGCTGGCATCGTCTTCTTTAAACCAGTCAAAACAGCAGGATCTTCAATAGAATTCGCATTGGCACAATCATGTGGCCCAAACGATCTTCTTACAGGTGGAATGGAGGGTGCTGAAAAAAGCGCAGGCTTTCTACCGCAAAATAACGAATGGGTGGAGGACGATACACTTTATAGAAAATTTCATACACATACATTTCCAGCGGTTCTTGAAAAGAGAATGACACCTGAGCAGTTTTCAGAAATAGAACAGTTGAAATGGATTACAATGACAAGAAATCCATGGGATGCAGTTGTCTCATATTATTGGTGGAACATGAGATCAATAAAAAATGAAAAAAGGATAATTAATGAAAAATCTACTCAAAAACAAGCTTCAGACATGTTTCATAGAACTGTATTCTCAATACCTGTTGAACTAGATTCCACAAATAATACAAACATGACTGATTTTTTCACACTTTTTGACTTCGTCGCAAAGCACAACATTCAAATGGCAATGGATCCCAGAATTGATCACATCATTCGTTTTGAACATCTCCAAGAAGATTTTGATAAAGTAACATCAGAGCTTTATCTCCATAATGTTCCAATTCCGCGGTTTAAAACGACACAAAAGAAAGTAAAAAAACACTATAGTTTCTATTACAACGACATAACAAAGCGTATCGTTGGTGATGCATTTAAAGACTATATAGAAAAGTTTGATTATAAATTTGAATATAAAAGTCGTAAGCTGTCTCGGCGTGACAGATCAAAAAGAAGAAAAGATAAAAAAGTATAATTTTCTTAATATGTATTTACATGTACAACACGCATGTAATAACATTCTTTAAATTTGCAATTGCAGTAAACGTTGCACTTTTTATATTTGATTTTGCCATATTACAAGACAGGCAACTAATGCTATTAAACTTGATGTCAGGTTTATTATGCTATATTCCAATCTATCGAAATAATAAATTTAACAAAAAATAAATAAGCTTTACAATTCCCGTCATATTTATCACTGGGATTCATTATGAATGATATGTTTTTTGTAGCATTTTTTGTTATTTTTTGTACGTCTATTGTGATTATATTTGCTCTTTTTTTAGACAAAATATCATTTAATAACGAACTAGAAGCACTTATAAAATATAATAACAAAAAAAGAGTAGATGAAGATTCTAAGAAATATATAATAAATGTAGACCCTGTTTTTAATAAGGTACTTCATAATCGTGAAAGCGCCATTGAAAAGATGTCACAAGTTCAGTTAGTTTTAGGTAAAGATAAGATATATAAACGAACTATACTGAAATAATGAATTTATTTGATTTTTATTCCCGCAAATTTAAAGAAGGAGAACTAGTTGCAGTGTTTAAGACTGCAAAAAAACTTCTTGGTTATGGGTTATTAATCTCACAAGTCGCGCATACAGACTCGCAAAAAAACAACCAATCTGCAAAAATATTACTTTCTGATTGGTCAGATGGAATAGGTAATTCAGCTTGGATGACATATGTGAATGATGAATTAATTATTGTAAATGAGTTCGATATGGAGAAGATATAATGTCAACAGGACAACTTGTTATAATATCAGAAGAGGTCTCTGGGGAACAATATGGAATGATTGTCCAGGTAATGTCAAGCGGAGAAACAGAAGATGCATACATTGTCCTTGTCGGGACAGAACTATTAATTCTAACAGGAGCAGACATTGCGGAAATATAAAGTAAAAAACACAATCTTACGTAATATTTATAAATTGAATGAATTGTATTTCGTTATAACATACAAAGAAATTAGGGAAAAATAAATGGCTTTTTCAACAGCAACTAATCCAACTCCATTTGGTGTATTTGACGATGATACAGAATTCCAGGATGAAGCCGATAACATGATTACATTTGTTAAGCGTAAGCTTGGAGATGATATTCTTAGTGTTGAGTTAACAAAAAAACAGATATGGGGAAATCTTGAGGAATCCTTGTTTGAATATGGAAGCATTTTAAATCAATACCAGACTAAATCACAGCTCATGGAATTTATGGGTATGCCAGCTGCTGGTGAGACAGATGACTCTGGAGATCCAATTAACCACGCAAACAAATACCCGCGTAGCAACCTAGAATACCTGACTCGCTTCGCAGAACCATATGCCGCAGAGGCCGGAGTAGGCGGTTCATATAACACAATATCAGGCTCTATTGAGATGGTACTTGGGCAACAAGACTATAACATAAATACTGACCTTAAGGATTCTAGTGGCGTGGCATTATTTGATGGTGCGCAGAATGATAACCCCAAAACAAAGCTAAAAATATCAGAAGTGTTCCACTACTCACCGCAAGCTGCGTATAGATTCTTTGACACAACATCTGCTGTCAACTATCTTAATAATGAAATGAGTTTTGAATCATTTACACCGGAAACTATTTTTTATGTTCTTCCTGTTTTTGAAGATATTTTACGCGCAGGCCAATTAGACCTCTCAAACAGAGTTCGTAGATCAAACTATTCATATAAAGTTCAAGGCACAAATCTTAGGCTGTTTCCAGCACCCACGCAAGACAGCGCTGATCGCATTTTTGTAAGTGTTAGGACATTTAATAATCCAGTAGACACAGGTAGTACAGATGAAACGATTGATGGTGTGTCAAATATGGGAAATATACCATTTGGTAACATACAATTTTCAAAGATTAATTCAATGGGACATCAATGGATTCGACAAATGTGTCTTGCGCTATCAAAAGAGCAGCTTGGACTGATTCGTTCAAAATTCTCTAAAATACCAATTCCTGGCCAAGACCTAACGCTAAACGGAGCAGAGCTTGTAACGCAGGGCAGGGAAGATAAAAAAGAACTAATAACACAGCTTAAAGAAATGCTAGATAGTATGACATATGATAAGCTAATAGAGACACAGGCTCTACGAGCCGAAAATTTACAAAAGCAGCTTAAATTTATCCCTATGCCAAACGGCAAGGCTATTTTTACTGGATGATAAATGTCTAGACTATTTATAACAAAACGAGAAATAGATTTTATCTCTGATATGACCAAGGAAGTCATTAAAGATGTTGTCGGGCAGCGCATTTTTTACTATCCAGTGTCTGTTGTGAAAACACAGGTTCATGATGTATATGAAGAAGCTGTTGATAAAATCTTTGAGACACCAATAGAAATAGATGCTCTTGTAGAGTTTTCACCAGAAGAAGTGAAGGCAAATATCTTTGGACATGAAGAAATATATAAACTTGATGTATTCATTCAACATCGTGATTTGATAGATAAACAAATAAAATGTAAAGAGGGCGACTTTTTTAGCTATGGTGCAATTTTCTTTGAGGTTCTTTCTGCAACATTTATTAATAATGTTTTCGGACAGACAGAACATTACACGGGAATTAAACTAACTGGTAAGCAAGCAAGAAAAGGGCAGATCAATATGCCGGCACTTGGGCCAACATCTGAAGAATACTCTGACGATGATGCAGTACAAAAAGAATTTACACAGCAGCGTGGTCTTGAAGAGGACTCTGACGGTAACAAGGTTGACACCAGAGCGCTTGCAGATAAGATAGGCGAACCGATATCCGGACCAGCAGGTGTGAAGGTCTATGATGAATCTGACGGCACTGCAGACACAAGCTCAGATTCAGCATTCTATGGGGATGGCGAGTATGAGTGATAAAAAACTAAGAACAGGATGGGAAGGTACAAATATTCCAGACGACTTTAAAATACCATCATGTGGTATTGTTGACATGGATCGTGCAATGTTTAATTTGTTTGATAAAGATATTGACATACGTGTATCTGTTGCAGGCACATCAAAAAAGGTTCCAGTCGTATTCGCTTCAGGCGAGCGGTTTGCAGTTTCACAACGAAGCAAGCCAATTCGTGACAAAAACAACGCACTAATCCTACCAATTATAGCCATTCACAGAAAAAGCATTGAGCATGATGCAACAGTCGGCGGCTATGGATCTGGAATTGCGTTTAGAGAAAAAGGTGACTTAGTTATAAAGCGCCGCCTATCAAAGAAAGATCCTGTTTATCAAAATATTATAAACAGGCAAAAATTAAAAAACCAAGACAATGTTTCAAACGTAGGCAATTTTGAACTATCTGACATTTCACCTGGAAACCAAGCGAAAGAGGGCACAACAACAACACGTAGGAATAAAAACAACCTATCAAAGACAAAAGGTTTCCCTACGTTAAAGCCCCAACTAGACGGTGAACATATCTATGAAATCATTACAATACCTTATCCTAAATTCGTTAAAGTTTCATATAGCATAACAATATGGACGCAATATGTCTCGCATGTGAACAAGATTATTGAGATACTTTTTGCAAATTTCCCAAGTGTGGGACACAATTATCAGGTGACAACAGACACAGGATATAAATTTGTAGCATATATGAATTCTCCATTAAATTTTGATGATAACTTTGCAGACTACACAACTGATGAGCGCCTTGTTAAACTAACATTTGATATGGATTTACCTGGCTATTTTGTAGCGCCAGATGATATCCCTGGAAAGGGTTCACCATTTAGAAGTTTTACAACTGCGCCTACTGTCATATTTGAAATGAAACAAATTAGAGCAGATCTTATCGAGAAACGCGGCCCTGATATTAGGGATCCAGATGTTAATAAATTTATATTAAATAATCTTGAAGAATTAGATAAGCATGGCAACAAAAAAATGAATCACGACTCAATAGACTTAGATGTAATTGAATATGTCTATAATCCCTTTACAGATAAAGATGAAAGACAATTATCAAAGGTTTTGTCTAAAAATAGCCGCAAAGGTGAAACTGTCGCGAGCATAAGAGAAATAAAAGATTTAGAAAACATCAACAATGAATAGAAGATTGGATTCCAACTAAATAATTAATAGTTGATAGTATTAAATATACGCACAAAATGAATATAGGAGACATTTAATGTCAGAGCAAACATTTAAATCACCGGGGTTTTTCGAGACTGAAATCGATCTTTCTGCACCCACTAAGAGCTCACCACCCACACCGGCAGGGATTATTGGCACCTCACAGAAGGGGCCTGCATTCACACCCGTAACTGTCGGGTCATTTAAGGAGTTCACAGATATATTTGGTCAGCCTGATGGTAAAAAATATGCTCCATATGCTGTGCAGAAGTTTCTTGAGCATCGCGATGCTGTGACATTTGTTCGTGTCCTTGGAGCAGGCGGTGGTGCGAAGGGTGCATATGAAGCAAATGCAGGATTTAAACTAGAAGGCGCTGCAACAGATGATACTGGAGACAGTCCGTTCCGCCAAGCAGGAAATATACAGTTTTTAATTGCAAACCATGAAGCACCAACAGGTGAAGCGGCAGGTTATCCAATATTTACTGACAATGAAACAACCGCTAGTGACACTGATGATATGAAGATTGTTCGTGCTATGATAATGGTTCCAGATGGAGCACGAGTCTTAGTCGCAGATGCAGGAACAACACCGCTAGATGCAACATCAATATTATCAGGTGATAATGCATCAATTGGAACAGGTGACTTCAGATTAATACTTTCAGGCGTAACAGGTGGGGATGACGATGATCTCACCGGTGTGAAAATATTCTCAGCATCACTAGATCCAGCTAGCCCATTGTATTTAACAAATATATTAAACACATCATCTGACTTATTTGCAGATGAGGGTCACCTGCTTTATGCTGACTTCCCTGTTGAAAATGAGATTGCAGCAGTTACAGATGATGCAGGTAGTGGTGTTTTTATTGCTTCAGAATTTGATTCTGATTCAGGCGATTTTGAAAACAAACTAGGAAACTTTGAACAGAGGTACTCTGGCGCAAAGACAACAAGTTTCGTGTCGCAGCCAATGGGCGGACTTCAGCATGAACTTTTCCACTTTGAGACACTCTCACACGGTTCACAAATGAACGAAGAGTTTAAGATTACAATCGCAGACCATAAGTTATCAAGTGACCCAGATGATACGTGGGCAACGTTCACTGTTCAGATTCGTCGTTTCGGTGACACAGATAAAAGCAAGCAAATAATAGAATTGTTTTCAGGATGTAATTTAAATCCGTCTTCACCAAACTATATCGCAAAGAAAATAGGTAATAAAAAAGTCTATTTCAATTTTGACACAGTAGAAAAAGATCGGCAATTAATATCAACAGGCGCATTTGCAAATAAATCGAATTATGTTCGTGTTATAATGGCAGGCGTAGTCACTGCAGGCGACATACCTGATACAACACTTCCTTTTGGATTTAAGGGAATTCCAAAACCAGACGTTTCTGGGTTACAATATTGGGATGGCACTGCGAATGAAGCTATTACATCATATTTCCCACCCATGCCCTATAGGTTTAAAGTAACGAAGGGGAGCATCGAGGATGCACCTGGTACTGCATACACTGGCAGCCCTGGTCTTCTAGAGGCTGTTGATGGCAGATTGTGCTGGGGACTAAAGCATACACTAGCAGGTGACCTTACGCAGGCAAACTACTCAGGTGCACGAAATACACTTGTTCGTAATTTTGTAAAATTGCTTGGTACATCATTAAGTTCAACAATTGATAATAATGATGACTTCACACTAGCACGTGTTGCATTAGGGCAATCTAATACAAGCGACCTAGGGTCTGTTAAAGATGAAATGTTATCAGCTGCATATATTAGAAATGGTGACATATCATCTGACAAAATTACTGACGACATGCAAACAGCACCTACGGGTGATGATATCGATCGTGTTACATTTGCTTCACTTTTAACTACGGGCGATGTTGCTGATTTTAATAGATTCTCTAAATATATGAAGTTTACAAATGTATTTTATGGAGCATCAGACGGCGTAAATATATTAAACCGTGATGAAGCTGCTTTAAATGATAAAGCATCATCAGATGCTGGTGCAGGTCTTAACACAGACGGTGCTGCAAATAATACAGTTAACTCATTTAGAATGGCATCACGCATCCTTACAAATCCAATGTCATCACTTGTTGACATTGTCGCAATCCCAGGAATGAGAGACCCTCTTCTTACTCGCTATGTTGCAAAACTTATGAAAGATTATCAAATGGGTCTATATGTCATGGATATGCCATCATTTGATGAAGACGGCATCCGCGTGTTTGCAGACGATGCATTGAACCCAGACACAAATGCAACTATTTCTGCATTCATCGGTCTAGGTTTTAACAATAACTACGTTGCAACATATTATCCAGACATCAAGTTCCCAGCTCAAATCGTCGCTGCTGATGGGTCGGAATTCTCGTCTACAATTGAGGCTCCCTCGTCAATTGCTGCGCTTAAGGCAATGGCATATACAGATGCGACAGGCGGTCCTTGGTTTGCACCTGCCGGCTTCAATCGCGCGTCACTTGATTTTGTTAACGGAACATCTGTTAGGTTAAACACAGCAGATCGTGACAATCTTTATGAAGCAATGATTAATCCAATCGCACGTTTTCCGAATTCTGGGTATGTTATCTTTGGGCAAAAGACGCTACAAATAGCAAAAACATCTCTTGATCGTGTTAACGTACGTCGTATGCTTCTTAAGGTGAAGCGCGAGGTTGGTAACATAGCAAAGAACTTCTTATTCGAAATGAATAACGCAAAAACAAGGGCTAAGTTCATCGCACAGGTAACACCAAAGCTTGCAGCGATTCAAAGTCAACAAGGCATTGATAAGTTTAGTGTAACAATGGACTCAACTAACAATACTGCAGTTGACGTAGAAAACAACAGAATGAACGGAAGAATTGTACTTGTACCTACTCGTGCGATAGAATATGTAGCAATTGACTTTATTGTTACAAATTCCGGCGTAAGTTTTGAATAAAAGAATAATTAATAATATATTGGAGAAATCTACAAATGTCTGAATTGACTTTTAAAAGTGCTGGTGTTGGAATCAGAGAAATAGATAACTCGGTTGCCGGGACATACTCACCTGAAGGTGTACCTGCCTGTGTAATCGGAACCGCTAAACAAGGGCCTGCATTTGTGCCAAAAACAATTGGTAGCATTCAAGACTTTGAGAAAATTTTTGGACCAGTCGATGAGACACAATTTGGTGCAATCGCTGTTCAACAGTGGCTTAAAAATGCAAGCTCTGCTACATTTGTTCGCGTGCTAGGTGTAGGCGACGGATCAGCAGCTGCAAACTACTCAGGATTCATGGTCGGCGATGAACTTCCAGATCCAGCTGCAGACGGTGCACTTGGCGTAAACCCATATGCATATGGCACAGGTGACGCAGACCCGGGTCGTACGTATGTCCTTGGTGCATTTATGACAGATAATACGGGTTCTACATATCTTGCAGATGCAGGTGTGCTAACAGGTACTTCATATGCTTCAGAATCAGATGACGGCGCGTCAGTTACTATTTCTGTTCCAGACTCTGCAGGAACTGGACTGATCGCAATCACAGCAGGGGACGTATTTAAAATTGAAGATGTTTCTGGCTATGAACATACCCTCACTGCGGTCGCTGCGGCTCCAGGCGCTGGTGAGTTCGTTACAGATGCCACCCCATCAACTGCTTGGGGTAATTTAAAAATAGCAATAGAAGCACTGCTTGTAGGCGGCACCGGTGCAGTCGCATTTGATAATGTTGCAGTGGGGACTACTACAATAACAATTGAGCATGCTGAAATAGACTCATCATCTGGCTCCGTATCACCAGACAACGCAGACGGTAATAATAAAAAGGTGTCATTTACACTTGAGGCCGCGAAACAATTTGACCAAAGCACACTTTCAGGAGCAACTGACAAAGCAAAGCCAGCAGTCACTGTCGACATCACAGACGGATCTGCTGCATATGTTATTGACCACGGCGACAGATTTATAATTGAAGACAGCGCAGGAGCTGTGCATAAGTTCATTGCACAATCTAACGATATACATAGTTACACAGCAGCCTCCGGAGCACCTACTGTTGGAGAATTACCATCTGATATTGATATCACGTGGACAACATTTGAAGTCGCAGTCGCGAACCTTGACACCACAGCCGACGGCGAATTCGATTCAATCGATGATGGCACAGGTGCTGCAGACGCCACAATCGCGGTCATTGACAGCGACACAGCTTGGGGCAATCTGGAAACAGCAATAGAGGCTGCGTCTGTCGACGGCGGAGCACTTGATGTGACATATACAACTGGTGCTTCAGCGACACTTGCTATTGAAATGCCGACTGAATCATCTGCAGGAAATGAAGCGAGTGTTTTATTCGGAATTCAGTCTCACATGGGTGAAGCTGCAACAGCCGATAATACATCACTATGGATATCAGATGAATTTGAAGGTGGAGCAGATGACAAAGAAAATTCAGCTGTAATTAGTGTAGCATCATCAGTCGGAGCTGCATATGAAATCACTGCCGGTGATACAATAGTCTTCATAGACCTAGATACTGATGGCGGGGGTGCTGATACTGAGGTAACAACAACATTAACAGCTGTTGCTGAATCAGCCACCGCTACCGCAGACCAATTCAATATCAGTGATACAAGCAATAATGTTTCATGGAATAATTTTGCAGCAAAATTCACAGCGCATGCAGACACAACTACTCTATATAAATGCACATATAATCTCAGCGCTTACACTTTAACTTTTGAAGCTCTTGATGCATATCCAGGTGTTCCTACGGCTGTTCCAGATTCAACAATTGATATTACATTGGCCGCCAAATGCGACATTTCAGAGTCATTTGCCGGAGGAGAAGCACACGGAACAGCACCAACACCTGTTCCAATCGTTAGGGGAATGCTGATGACACCCAGTGGTGTACTCGCAACAGTAAACTGCGCTGGCGCGTCTGCAACACCAGCAGACACTGCTGTAACGGCGCAAGAATTAATTGATGCTGGAAGCACAAACGGAATTTTTGGCCACTATAATGAAACTTCAAGAACATTTAATATTATTTTAAATGGATTTGATTCTGATGTTGATTCTGACACATACACCGTGTCATTGGATCCATCAAATTCTTCATATATTGCAAACGTTTTAAATACAGATCCTTTAAAATTGCAAGAAAAAGGACATCTTTTATACTCACATCTTCCAGTCGACGAATCACAGACATATCCAGATATAAATACTACAAGCCACGCTAGCGCAGAAACAACATCAGAAACAGCTGGCTCAATTTTCTTAGTTCCCGGTGAGGTCGGTACACGAGGTGAGTCTGGCTCTCTCGAAGACTTTAGCGGTCGTTTTAATCACCCTGTTTCTCCGTGGGTTGTATCACAATCATATGGTAGTGTACAGCATCAGCTATTTAGATTCCACCACAAAAATGATGGACTTCTTGCTCCTGAAGACTTAATAAGAATTTCAGTGTCAAACCTTAAGCCTTCATCTACTGGGTATCCAACATTTACTGTAATGTTCCAGCGATATGACGGTAGCATTATTACTACATTTTCAAATCTTTCACTTGACCCTAAGGCTTCAAATTATATTGCAGCCATGATCGGTGATAAGCATGAATATTATAACCTTGACAAGGCAACGCCGCAACTTGCAGACATAGGCACATACGGCAATATTAATTCACCAATCCGCATTGAAATGGCAGAAAAGGTATCAATGTCACTCACTCCGCAGGACGCATTACCATTTGGTCATGAAGCATACTCACAATTAAAAACTGGAATATTAAGAGATTCAGATTATGCAGAAAACCCATTGTCTGATATGTCCTTAGCAACAGCTGTTGAACTTCCAGTTCCGTTTAGAATGAACATTTTAGGAAACGATGGTGAAGCTGTATCTGACCATGATTGGGGAACACAATTCACGAAGGTCCAAGATATTGATGACCCTAATAAAAGCAGCGTAATATCACCCATCATTGAAAATATGGCGAAATATAGACCAGCAGCACTTCTCACATCAAGTGCAACTTATAATAATAGTGATTTTACGTTAGAAAGAATTGAAGTGAATGCTTATGAGGTTGATTCAGGCACAGGCTTAATCACCGGAGATGTACAGGCAATTGACTGGTCTTCAGCTCAGGTCGGTTATCGCAGAGACGGAGTATTAGGCGGTGGTGACGATGCCGGCGGAGACCCAATCACAAGATTCTTCTCCGTAGATGATTTAAGCAATACAAACCAACTCTACGCTAAGTTTTCAATGTTCATGCAGGGTGGATTTAACGGAACAAATATCTTTGTAGAAGAAAAATCAAAATTAATGAATACAGCAATTGAGTGGGAATATGAAGATGCTTCAAAGCAGCATGCTAAGAATGGACCCACTGCGTCTGCATATAGGACAGCTCTTGATGTTCTTTCAAGTAAGTCAGATACTGACTTCAATCTATTGGCAATGCCAGGTATCAGGAATGTTCCTACAACTAAGTATGCAATTGATATGGTAGAGAATCGCTTTGATGCAATGTACATCATGGATATCGCAGGCTATAATAGCGCGGGCGGAAGAATTTCAACACTTTCAGATGATCAAATACCAAATGCAGGACTTACTGCATCGAACTTTGAGGGTCTTTCATACGATTCATCATTCGCAGCGGCATATTTCCCAGATGTTACAATGAACTTTAACGGAAGCGACGTAGTCGTTCCTGCATCATGTGCAGTTCTCGGTGCATTCTCCAAAAATGATAACATTGCATATAGTTGGTTCGCTCCTGCAGGCTTCACACGAGGCGCATTATCAGATGTTTCAGAGACTGGTATATCATTTAGCCGCAGTGATCTCGATGATCTTTATGAGGCAAAGGTTAACCCTATAACTTCTTTCCCAGGTTCATCAATAGTTGTCTGGGGGCAGAAAACGCTATTACAGGCACCTTCATCACTTGATCGCGTAAATGTAAGGCGGCTTCTAATCTATATTCGTCGCCGTGTTCGTGAGATTGCGCTAGGATTCTTGTTTGAACCGAATCGTTCAGAAACGCTTGCTAAATTCAACGCTGCAGTGAATCCACTTCTTGAATCAATTCAAGCAAATAATGGTGTTGAGAGATTTAAAGTGAAAATAGACGCAGAAACTACAACACAAATAGATGTAGAAAATAACACACTTCGTGGAAAGATTTACATACAACCTACACTTACTGCAGAATTCATATCATTGGATTTTGTTGTGTCAAATACAATTTAATAACATATTTATAAATAAGAGATTATAGGAGAATATAAAAATGGCTGAAACACTATCCGTAGCGGACATGCTTCCAAACAAATTCGAACCAAAACGCACAAACCGTTGGGTGCTACAGCTTGAAGGTGTAGACGCATTCCTTATTAAGACTGCAAAACGCCCATCAATGTCGCTTGAGGAAATTACAATTCCTTTCATTAACTCAAAGCGCTATGTTGCCGGTGGATTCAAGTTTGAAACAATGGATATAACGTTGCATGATCCAATTGCGCCCTCAGGTGCTCAGCAGGTAATGGAATGGATTCGAACACACTATGAATCAGTATCAGGTCGTGCAGGCTATGCTGATTTCTATAAGCGTGACCTACAACTTAAGCTTCTTGATCCAATTGGAACAGTAATTGAGCTTTGGGACATCAAGGGTGCATTTATTACAAAGACAAATTATGGTGACCTTTCATACGAAGATGATAATAAAATCAACGAGATATCATTAACGCTTAGGTATGATAACTGTATATTGCAATTTTGAAAATTTACATTATCGAACTATAATATTAGTTTATTTCTTAAATTGTCCCAAATGGTTTATATCATTATGGGATTTTTTATTTATCAAATATATATTCATATAGGGGTTATAGTAAATGTTTAGTTTTTTTTACAATAAGAGCAGTGATTTGATAATTGATGATTTAACAGAGAAAATTCATGACGGAACAGAGATTTATTTAAGTTGGGAATTTCCTAAGATAGTTGAAAAAGGTTTTGCATGTCAGAAATGTGGCAAAAAAACAAATATCCACGTAGAGTATGATATTACAGATTTACGAAGAATAGTTGAAGATGTAAACACTCGCCTTAACCCATCAAATCGTGATGATTATGCTATAAAACATAAAGTTCAAAAAGCAGTAGTAAATGAGTTAAGTGCAAATAGTACGCTAGATCATTTGGTAATATGCGAAAACTGCACATATTAGTTTTTACGTTACAATTTACATAATATAAAATAATATATTCTATATGGAGATAAGAAGTGTCAGATAAACTAACAAGGGAAGATATTTTTACTCAGCGTGATGCAAGAGACGCTGGTATGCCAACAAATAATGTCGTAAAAGATGATTTTGGATGGGAGGTGCCTGTTGACGTAGCACCTTTACCTTCACAGGGAAAGATATACGATAAAAATTCTCCGCTTCACGGCAGAGAGACTGTCGAAATTAGGGCAATGACCGCAAAGGATGAGAACATCCTAATGTCACAGGCATATATTAAAAATGGAACTGTAATAAATAAGCTCCTTGAATCATGTATTACAGATAAGTCAATCGACGTAGGTGAATTGCTTACTGGTGATCGAGATGCTTTGATGATCGCAATCCGTATAACAGGATACGGTTCAGAATACAGTATGCATGTTACATGTGAAAGTTGTAACAAGCGTGCACCATATGCTGCAAATCTTTCAAACCTTTCAATTAAGCGATTTGGAGCAGAGCCTGTTGAAATTGGTAAAAATATGTTCCAGATAGAATTACCTAAAACAAAGAAAACTGTTTTGTTTAAGTTGCTTACAGTCGGTGATGAAAAAGAAATTTCAGAAACTGCCAAAAGAAAAGAGGCAATGCTAGGAATAAAACCCAGTGAGTCGCGTGCAACAGATTCGCTTTTAAATTCAATAATATCAATTGATAATATTTCAGATAGAAATAAGCTTAGCAAATTTATTGATAATATGCCTATCAACGACGCAAGATTTTTAAGAAAATATATTGCAGATATTTCCCCCACAATTGACATGAATTCGATGTTTGAGTGCCCATCGTGTGCAAAGGAGGCTCAAGTAGGAATTCGACTTGGGCTCGGGTTTTTTTGGCCTGACGCAAGAGTATAAGGAGCATCTGCTTGAGGAGCAGTTTTTTTTAGTAAAACATCTTGGAATGCATCTTCGTGAAGCGCTTTCAATGCCGACCCAATATAGGAAATGGTGGATACAGCGTGAAATTAAATATAACGATGCAATCGCAAAGAGCCACGAAGACAGAAAGAAATAATCTGTTATTTTTAAAAGGCTATATTTATTAATATTATAAAGGCATAAATAATGACAGTGGACCCTTCATCCAGCAATTTTGATGTAAGCGCTTCAGATGCAACAATAATTGAGCAAGTGCTGATTGAGATTCAAGCTAATCCTGAACTAATATTGGGCGGCGTTCAATTAAAAACGATGGGAGATCAGGCTTGGGCAGCTATGAAATCACGCTATGCAGATGGCGCTACATCACTTATTAATAATGTTACAAACCAAGCTCTTGAAAAAGCTGATCAGATATTTAACTTTCAACAAAACTTAGTAAGCTCAATTGGTTCACAAACTGCAGCATATGCCAACATGGAAGCGCTACAACGGGGTGTCTATGATTTGTCGTTATTGCATAAAGGGACGTTGGCTGACACAGAAATTTCATATTTACGTTTCTTTGAAAGCGAAGAGCAAATGCTTAAAGAATTCAATCAAATAATTGATGACAATTTGCTATTAACACACTTTGCAGCTAACGCAACACAAGAACAAATTGCTGAATTACCAATTTTAGCTCGTGCGCTCGGCTTCAAAGAAGATATGATGAAGACGTTTATGCGTAGGCAATTTGCGAGAACCGGTGAGGCAAATGATGATTTATTAAAAAGTACGCTTGCACACGCACTAGCAGCTGAAAGAGCAACTGGTATTTCAAGTAAAATTATTACAGAGCATGTGGGTGTAATGATGTCTGAGGTATCATTATTTGGTGACATGACAGAAGAACAAATGACAAGAGCAGCGGTCGAGGTCGCACAATTAGGTCTTGAAATGTCAACTGTTACAAGCATGGTTCGGGAATTTAACGATTTTGAGTCAGCTGCTGGAAATGTTGCAAAATTAACACAGGCACTCGGTCTCCAAGTCGATGTTATGGATGCAGTTGCGTTAGCAAATGAAAGCCCAGAGCAATTAATGCAAATGTTCAGGCAGCAGTTCGATATTGCAGGAATTGATGTTCATTCGTTAAGCATGCCTATGAAGCGTGCACTAGCAGATATTTTTGGTGCAAGAGACACGCAAGAAGTTGAACAGATGTTTGGAAATGCATCACATGGATTAAGTGAATTTCTTGCGCAAGCTGACGAAGGACTAGCATCAGTTGGCGATCCAGAGGTCGACCAAGCCTTAGCGATGGCAGCATCTTACCTTGAGCGCCGCAGAATTCT